CTGTAGGAAAGATTACAGTAAAGTCACCTGCTGTTGATGCTACGTTTGTGCCAAACGAAAATACAGCTATTGCTTTATTACTTGCCGAACTGTTATATATAATAGCCCCAGCAGCCGTTATCGTCAAGTTCGAGAACACTTCATCTGCAAAGTCTACAAATGCCGTAGTTCCCGATAACGTTATTGTAGCGGAATCTAACGTTTGCCCTCCTGCACTGTAGTTTGTTCCTGTAGCTTCATCTGAACTACCTGTTACGTCAGAGTAATTAGTTGTAGCTGCACCAAAGTTACCTGTAGGTGATGGCTTTATCAACGCTATCTTCAGCGTGTGTGTGTCTAAATCGTGAACACCCCCAAGTAGCTCTTGCTTGAAGCTGTTGCACATTGCTGTAGTAATAGTACCCATGAGAATGTCCTTATGTTAAATGCACGAAGAGGCCACCGAAGCAGCCTCTAAGTTTATCTTATGATTATGCAACGTTGTAAATAGCTGACACCAATCCTTGTGGGCGTAGAATTTTACGTCCATATAGGTGCATACCACGTACAATGTCTGCAAATGAGTCGGGATCTCTATAGTTCTCAACTTTATTCATTTGCTCTGCAGTTGCTACAGACTCTTGCTGTCCACCTAAGATTACACCGTAGTGTGCATCTTGGGCTAGTGCGCCAGCATGAGTTGGACCATTACCTTTGGCAGGTAGGTTGTTTGAAACGTACACTTGAAAACCGTGAATGTTTCCTGCAACCAATCCATTTTGTAGACCTGACCCACCGAAGTCTGCATTGAGAAGACGTGAGTCTTCGTCTTTTAGCATTTCCATGAATACTGGATCTACAACTATCCAACGTGAACGTGAGTCAACGTTTTCTGTGTCCATTTGACGTGCCATACGTGCGATGACTGTCAATGGGGATATAGTAGCTGATGATAGTGCAGTTGCACCAGGCAAACGTGTAGCTAGTGGAATAGAGTCACCAGTAGCATATGCTGTTGATGCAGCGTCTGCTGATCCTAATGCACCAAAGTCAGTAGCGTCCAACTGGTTAGTCTTTAAAGATTCACCGTTGATTTCACTTGATGTTGGGTGCTGTGCGTCACCTGAAGATGAAGTAATCAATGCTCCAGATGTGTCATAGCCTGACATGTAGGAAAGAACATCTACGTCAATAGCGTCTGCCATTTTGTAGGCTGCTCTATCTGCAGCTAGACTTACGAAGTCAACATGAGAGAACTGCTCTTCGATGTCATCCATTTTAAAAGCAAAGTAGTTAGCTTTGTCAATGGTGAGTGAGAAATCCTGATCGTCTAACTTCTCTACAGAAATACCTGTGTGACGCTGTAGTGCGTTAACAGTTACGTCTGGTTCTTTTTGGATGCGTACAACGTCACCCTGATTTGCAATTTCACCAAAGTATGAGTTGTTGGTGATTGCACTTACTACAGACGATTTTCGCAGTGCGATTTGCGCCTGTTTGGAGAACATTATCGGACTAAAATTGCCGTTAAAGCCTCCACTTGCTGATGCTATAGCCATAATTAAATCTCCTTTATAGATATGGCGTTGAAGTAACACTACATACCCACGATGAAGAGGCTCTTTGTTTTAGGGTAGTCAGCTATGCTTAGAGACTGCGCTGTCTCTTTGCGCTGGGCCTATACGTAGAGGTAAGTCTTTGTGTGGCTAGTGCTTGATTAAAGCATACACACTAATGCTGTGTATATGCCATAGTTGTATCTATGATGTTTAGAATGTCAACTACTTTCTTGATACATCATAAATAAATCTTCCATTACGTTGAGCGTCCAATATTTCTTCTTGTCGCTTTTCGTATTGTTTAATAGACATTGCAGCTACTTCTGATTCACGAATGTATCCTGCTGCTTCATCTGGCTCTGGCGCTGCTGCGCTTTTTGTTTTTACAGAAGATGCTGCTGCTTTTTCTGAAGGTTTAGCTTTGCTTTTAGTATTAATACCTTTATCTATTTTGTAAAGGTCTATTACACGTGCTACAGATTTTGCATCGTCAACATTTTCATACAGAGCATCCTGTACCCACTTAGGTTGTTCTTTAGCCCAGTTATGAAATGTATCGTCTTGACGTATTTCTATAAAGTCAGGATGTATCTTAACAAGTTCTGCTTCTGCTTTCTCTCTTTGTGCATTTACTTTAAGTTCTTCAAACTCAGCCATGCGTTCTTCTAAAGCACTAGCAGATGCCTTGGCTTTTTTATCTGCAATGGTTTCTATAATACTTGCTATGTCAGGATACTCTTTAGACCAAGCCTCTAACTCTTCTTCCGATTTAGGAAGTACAAGCTCTTGCTTTGCAGCTTTGTTTACCTGTGCTTCTAGTGCTGCTATCTTTGCGTTGAACTCTTCTTCTTTCTTTTGTGAGTGTCTACGCAAATCACCATAACGTTTCTTGAAGTTCTTTTCCTCTGCACCTAAGTCATCTTCTTCTTGTGCTTTGGATTCTGGTTTTTCTTCTTGTTTGGTATCACTCTCTGCCTGTACTGGTTCAGCTTTAGGCTCTTCGCTACTGGGTTTATCTTCAGAACTTTCCTCATCTGTTATACCTAGTGCCTCTTTCTTCATGGCCAAAAGCTCTTCTTCGTCTTTCTTGATACGTTCTTCGTTGGTTAAGTATCCACCTTGACCCATCATTACTCTTGGGATTTTAGGTTTTACCATTGGATGTGGTTTTGCTTCTTCGCTTGTAGCCATTTGTTTTCTCCTTATGTTGGGGTCAGCCGAAGCCGAGTGGCCTTATAGTTATTTGGATTTTTTCTTTACTTCTTCTTCTAATGTCTTTGCTTGTTCAGCGTGTAACTTAGAGGCTTTCTTTAAACCTTTTACTACTTTTTTAACTTTTGGTTTATCTACTAATGCACCTTTGTGAAAACCTCTAACAACACCTCTGTCCAAGTCTCTCAAAACATTTTCTGTTCTAGCTGCTGCTTTTAGTGACTCAGTTCTTTCTTTTCTTGAAGCACCTCTGTCTCTCATATCTTTCATTACTTTTTGAGTATTCTGTCTTGCCTTTTGTACTCTAGGAGACTCTTCTCTTATTGGTTTCGTTGCTGTTCTTGGTGCAGAACGTGAAGACCCTGAGTCTACTGTTGAAGGATCAAACCTTGTTTGACTTCCACCAAACTCTTCTGCTGGATCTATTCCCATGCCACCAAAACCGCTAGACGCTGGTGGGATAGGATCTTTTGATGACTGCACAAATGACTCAGAAGTTTCGTTTGTTTCATCTACGCCAGGGGTTGTTCTATCGCTTGCATCTTGCACATCTGGTGTATATGCCTTTGTCATTTTATCTAACTGCTTGTACAACGCATCAGTTTGTTCTGGGGTTCTAACTGCAGGTGCATTTGGATCGTTGCCTGTTATCTTACCCAGTAGAGTGGATATTAAACCTGGCTCGTCTGCATTTGCTATTTCAAGTAGCTTATCATAACGCCTTTTATCTACCTCACTTGTATAGGGATCATCTCTTCTACGCTCTATTTCTTTTTTAAGTTGTCTAGTTTCATTCCACATAGCAACTTTCATTGCACCACCAACTATAGCATTTAATGAACCTATGCCAGCAGCTAATAAATTACCTTTCATGCTTTTCTGGTCTTCTACCATTTGAGCTAGCTCTTCCATAGTTAACTCTTTATAGTTAATAGGAGTTGGCGCTGGCATATCCATACCGCCGCCACCTGATCCACCAGAGTCAGAACCACCACTACCGCCTACTGGAGGAGTAGGAGCTACAACTGTACCCTCACCTTCTACAGGATAGTAACCTGCAGGTATTTCCATTTGTGGTACACCGTCTATAAAAGTAATAAATATTCTGTGACCAGCATCATTCATATACTCACGCATTTCTAGTAGCGGTCCTGTGCCATCGCCATAGTTAGCGTAAGCATTGTCCATATCAAAGCCACCCTTTTGATCAGGGGCATAGAAAGGCTCATTAAATTGATCTTCTCCACCTATAAGATTTGTATCTTCATCAGTAGCAAGTCCTCCCTCATCAAAGCCTAAGTCTTTTCTTAAGTTTTGAACAAATGCTTTATAAAAAGGTTGTTCTCTATAGCTATATGGAGTGTCTACCTGTCCTGCTCCTGATGGAGAACCATACTTACGTGCAGCACGTTCCATAGGGTTTCCACTAAAACCAAAGTCAAATTCAGCCTGACGGTCAGGTTTATCATCATCGTCTTTACGATCAAACAATTCTGCCATTCTTCTATAAATTGCTTCTGCTCTGTTTTTTGGTTTATTCTTTCTGGCTTGGACTCTAGCAGATATGGCTTCAGGTGAGTTGTCTTTTTTATCATCATCTCCAAAAGCTGCTGCCATTATCTCTGAATGTGTTTTACGTGGAGCAGTTCTTTTAGGAGGTTTTATATTTTTTGCTTGCTTTTCTATTCCTTCATAGTCCTTCATAGACGTACCACCCCTGTTCATTTGCACAGGGTCATCATCATCCATTACTTCTAAGTCTATCTCAGAAAGTTGTATATCCATTATACGGTCTTCTTCAGCATCATCCATAGGCTGTCCACCTATACGTCCATCTTCTGCCATTTGAGCGTAACCATTCTTAGCTTCAGCACGTAAGTCTTCAAATAGTTTTACACCATGAAAGTTTACTACATCAGCAGGAACAACTATCTCTCCCTCACTAAGCATAGTTGGTATGTCATCTCTTACATTTTCTGCTGTTGAACCCATTGGTATGTCATTACCTGACACAGGATCTTGTCCTATAGTATTGTCAGGTACATCACCAAAGTTCATTGCCATCTGTTCTTCAAGCGCCATTTACTGTCTCCCTCAATAGCTTGAGCTTTCTAAGCACGTCTATCGCACCTTGTTGTCTGTGTATAACGTGTGGTTCATGTGCTGTTTCTAACGCACGTTGCCTTATATGTATTAGTTCATCTATGTGTTGTTGAAACTGTTCGTAACATTCTTTATCATTGACCAACTGCTTGAGGT